AAGGCCCTGGGTGACAAGCTCTTCCTGCTAGTGCCAAACACCCTGCACAAGATTGCTCGGGATAACGATCCTCAGATCCGTGATCCTGTGACGTTCTGGCAGATGGTTGAGCAGAAGATGCTGCGTCCTGTGGGTCTGAGCGAAAGCAAGACTTCCTTTGCCTATGATGTCCTCGGGAATATCCGTCAGTCTAACGACACGGGTGCCCTGTGGAATGTCTTCTCTACTGCCTCGGTGGAAGAGAGAGCCAAGGGTATGTCTGAGAAGGAACAGTTCGTGATGACTGAGATCGATCGGCTTCAGAGAACTACTGGGTTTGCCCCTAAGCCTCCGATCAAGCATCCTGACTTTGGTGACACCGACATGCGGACGATCATGGCCGCTGATGGTAAGCGCACGATCTATGATGTCTGGCAGCAGAACTACAAGGCTCAGAACCCTGTTGATCCTCTCTATGACCTTTTCAGCTCTCAGGCTCCTCAGGGAACCTTCAAGAATGCTGGAGTGAAGGAGGAGGAAGCTCGAAAGATCATCTCTGATTACCAGAACAATGCCTTTGCGATCACGATGGTTCAAGAGCAGAAGGTGATGGACAAGTTCATCTCCGAGACGCTCCTCAAGGCCAAGAGCAATGCCGGTCTCTTTGCAACACCTAGACCTTATTAAGTTATAGCCCCTCGGGTAACACCGAGGGGTTCTTTTGGAGAAACCCCTAGTGGCTTACAGTTATGTCCGGTATGCCGGTAACGGCAGCACGACCAATTACGTTTTCAGTTTCCCGTACATCAGCTCTGACCACATTCAGGTTCGCATTGATGGGGTATTGACTGATCTATTTTCATTTCTCAATTCGAGCACTATCCAGATGCTCTCGGCTCCAGCTTCTGGGGCTATCCTAGAGATTCGCCGAGATACTCCTAAAGACAATCCCATCGTCAACTTTGCTGATGGCTCTGTGCTTCTGGAGAGAGATCTCGATCTTCTCGCACAGTTCGACCTGTACCTGGCTCAGGAGTCTGCCGATAAGGTGGAAGGCACGATTGCCTTGGATACTACAGGTGAGTGGGACGCTAAGAACCACCGTATCCGCAATGTCTCTGCCCCTGTCGCTGATGGTGATGCCGTCAACAAGGGCACCCTGGCCTATGAGTACCCCGCAGTCTCCACGGTTGCTGGGTCTATGAACAATGTGAACATCGTTGGTTCTGACCTTGGTGCTATCACGAGTCAGCCTCAGGACCTTGGACTGATCACCGATACGGCTACTACGGTTAGTCCATCGGCTACCAGCAAGATCACTATCGTTGCTGAGAGCATTGATGATGTGAACACTGTTGCTGCCAACATTGTGGCTGTCCAGAATGCTGTGACCAGTGCCAGCTCTGCAGCTACCTCGGCTACTGCTGCTTCGGGTTCTGCCACTGCTGCCTCCGGATCAGCTTCGGCTGCATCTACGAGCGCCACTGCGGCTGCTACCTCAGCGACCAATGCGGCATCCTCGGCTACCACAGCGTCTACAGGTGCCTCTACGGCCACCACAAAGGCGTCTGAGGCTGCGACCTCGGCCAGCAGTGCAGGTACATCTGCCACCTCGGCTACCGCTTCGGCAACCACGGCAACCAGTGGGGCATCTACGGCCACCACAAAGGCTGCTGAGGCTGTCACCTCGGCTAGCAATGCGGCCAGCTCTGCGACCTCTGCTGCTACCTCTGCATCTACAGCTACCACTCAGGCCGGTGCTGCCTCCAGTTCGGCTACGGCTGCTGCTGCAAGTGCAACTACGGCTTCCTCGGCTCAGTCTGCTGTAGCCACTAGCGCTACGAATGCAGCTACCTCGGCAACGAATGCGGCAAGCTCAGCTACGGCAGCTTCGGGTTCGGCCACTACGGCTACCACCCAGGCTACCAGCGCCACAGGCTCTGCAAGTGCTGCGTCTAGCTCAGCTACGGCTGCTGCTGGATCTGCCACTGCGGCGAGTACATCAGCCACCAATGCTGCGTCCAGTGCTGCCTCCACGGCTGCTCTGCTGGACAGCTTTGATGATCGCTATCTCGGCCCAAAGGCAACTGCGCCTACCGTGGATAACGATGGTAACACCCTGATTGTCGGTGCTCTGTATTTCGATACCACGACAGGGAAGATGCGAGCCTACACGGCCTCAGGCTGGATTGATGCCTCCTCGGCCTCTCAAGCTGCCCTGACTGTCTACCGATTCACTGCGACTGCCTCACAGACGACCTTCAGTGGTGCTGATGTGAACGCTGTCACTCTGGCCTACCTGGCTGGTGGTGTGGTGGTCACGCTCAATGGCTCTGTCATTGTCGGCAGTGGTGTTGACTACACGGCATCCAATGGTACATCCGTGGTGTTGGTGTCTGGTGCGACTGCAGGTGACACCCTCGAAGTCTATGCGTTCAGCAGCTTCTCTATTGCAAGTCTTAATGGTTCGGCACTCATTGATGCCACGGTCACATCCGCCAAACTTGCTTCTATTATTGATCTCGGAGTTCTTTAATGTCTACTCAATTGAAACTACGCCGAGGTACTACGGCTCAACATAGTACGTTCACCGGAGCTGAGGGTGAGGTTACCGTAGATACTACTAAGGATACCTTGGTTGTTCACGATGGTACAACTGCTGGTGGTAAGCCGGTGCTTACTGAAGCCAACCCCAGCTACACAGGAACCCTCACAGGCAGCACAGGGGTGGTGAACATCGGCTCTGGGCAGGTGTACAAGGATGCCAGCGGGAATGTGGGGGTTGGGCAAGTTCCAGTAAACAGTAGAAGGCTGACTGCCGCTACTTCAGGTCAAACGGACTTATCTATTATTGCCGGTTCAACAAGTTATGGGCAATTGTTATTTGGTTATACAGGCGCTGACAATAAGGGAATTGTTGCGTATAACAACAGTGACAATTCGATGCAGTTTTTTACAAACGGAGCAGAACGCGCCCGCATTACCTCGGCGGGTGATTTTCTTTTTGGAAAAACCACCGGAGATGTGACTAGTGCTGGCATTCAGTTTGAAGCTGGTCTTAATTATGGGCGGTTTAACTTTACTAAAGCATCAGCATCTGGCACAGGGGCAACGCCGGCCTTAAACTTTTACTACGCAGGTACTGGTGTTGGACAAATTACAAACACTTCTACTGGTACAGCATATGTCACAACATCAGACTACCGTCTAAAAGAAGATGTTGCACCTATGGCCGGCGCTTTGGACAAGGTAGCACTGCTCAAGCCTGTGACCTACAAGTGGAAGTCAGACGGTTCAGACAGTCAGGGTTTTATCGCTCACGAGTTGCAGGAAATTGTGCCGGACTGTGTGGTCGGTGTTAAAGACGCTGTAGAAACCTACACAGACGAAGACGGCAACGAGGCTACACGCCCTGTCTACCAAGGCATCGACACCAGCTTCTTGGTGGCTACCCTCACAGCAGCAATCCAAGAGCAGCAAGCCATCATCACAGCCCTGACAACCCGCATCACAGCACTTGAAGGTGCATCTGCTGAACAGGGAGGTGTATGAGTAATGCACGAAACCTCGCAGCAGCAGGGGCTTCGGCCCCAGGAGGCCTAGCGCCAACAGGGGTTGTCCTGCCATTCGCTGGTAGTACAGCCCCCACGGGCTGGTCCTTGTGTTTCGGCCAAGCCGTCTCCAGAACCACCTTTTCAGCCCTCTTCACAGCCATCTCAACGACCTATGGCGTGGGCAACGGGACAACCACCTTCAACCTTCCAGATCTTCGTGGCCGTGTAGCTGCGGGTGAGGACGACATGGGTGGCACAGCAGCCTCTCGGTTGACCACGGGTGGCTCTGGTGTCAACGGAGCATCCTTAGGTGCCTCTGGTGGCACTGAGACCCACACCCTGACCACAGCTCAGATGCCCTCACACACCCACAGCTATATCGGCGGTGCAAACGGCGCTGGTACAGGAACTGTGGGTGCCGCTGGGCAGAGTGCCAACGGGTACACAATGAATACCCTTGGTGCCGGATCTGGTACAGCGCACAACAATACGCAACCCACGATTGTCCTCAATTACATCATTAAGACATAACCATGGAACTAGAGCACCGTATTATTAAACTGGAGCTTCGCGTAGATAACCACCAGGAAGACCTAAAGAAGCTCTCAGACATGTCTAGGGCTCTTCAGGCTTCCTTGGTTTCCATCGAGAAGACCCTTGCCCAGATCAAGTGGCTGGCCGCAGGCGCAATCTTTGCGATCTTCGGTCAGGCCATGGGCCTCGACAAGATCCTAAAGCTATTCCTATGACCATGAACAAAGCCGACGAGAAGGCCCTAGGGTCTCTCCATGGCAAACTTGCAGAGGTCTTGCGAGACGCCCTGTCCCAGGACTTCACTGATCCTGAGACGGGGATCTCCCTGCCTCCCGCAGCTATCCTCAATGTTGCCCGACAGTTTCTTAAAGACAACAAGATTGAGGCCACAGCACCTCAGGGTTCTGCCCTGCATGATCTTGCTGATCTCCCTATCTTCGAGGACGACAACATCGTCCCTATCCGTAAATCCAATTAAACGACCCATAAGGCTGTTTATCGAGGGAGTGGTACT